TGCCCTGTTCCTGCGCCGCATAGAAGACATGGTGGTAGGGGACATGGTATTATCTGACGTCGTGCCTATTTATAAAACCATTAGCTTATCTAGGTATCGGCGTCGCCCTTGTATTTATCTTGAGACTATTATAATACTTCTGGTTACTATAGTTATGTCAGGTTTACTCACGCCGCATAAATATACAATGATACGTGCACTTGATGCTATGTTATTTGCAGATACGGTAGAGGCCCACAATTAGAAATAGAGCCCCGCGCGTTCTCTGGCTATACGATTAGTCTTGCAGCGCGCGTGAGCGGAGTGTTAATTTATTGAGATATAAATATGGCTAAGAATGAAATCTCAGAGCAACTTAAGCTTGCTCGAAAGCTAGATACTGAGCTTAGAGCAAAGTGCCTTAATTACATGGGGGGCCTCGGCTCTACTAGTTCTATCGAGCCTACTACTTTTATACCCAGTGGTATATTCTCATTGGACTATGTATTAGGAGGTGGGTGGCCCGCAGGTAAGATAGTAGAGATTGCAGGTGAGACTAGTGTAGGTAAGACCACACTTATGAAACAGTGCGTTAGTCTATTACAGGCTAAGGGATACTGGGCAGCGTGGTTAGATCACGAGAAGTCATTCGAGGTTGGTTATGCCAGGATGATGGGTATGGATATGGATCGGATAGCCATGTTCCGCCCCGATACAGGGGAGGAGGGTATGGATAGTCTTATTACTCTATTAAACAGTGGTCTAGTCAAAATAGTCGTTATTGATTCAGTAGCGAATATGATATCCGCTGTTGAGATGGAGAAGGGCTCTGCTGATGCTACTGTTGCTCAATTGGCCCGTCTGCTTAGTAAGAAGTTACCTCAAGTAGTTAATGCTGCTAATAAGACTGGTGCTACCGTAGTGTTGATTAATCAGTATCGCACTAAGGTAGGTAGTTATGGGGCCCCCGTCGGCTCCACTGGTGGTAAGGCCCTGGCCTATAATGCTGCTATACAACTACGGCTAGGACGAGGAGATCCCCTTAAACAGCGGGGCGTTATAACTGGTATGACTATTACAGTCAAGAACACTAAGAATAGAGTAGCTATCCCCTTTCGTGAGGCAGAGTTAGATTTACTATTACCCTATACAGGCCCCAATGGGAACCTGCTGGCGGGCGTGGATCTAGTGGGCGACATTGTACGTCAGGCTGTTAAGACTGGTATAGTTACTCGTAGTGGGGCCTTCTATACCCTACCTGATGGTACTAAGTTTCAGGGCCTAGCAGCAGTTCGTGCTGGTATTAACCAGAGTATGCTAGATTCTATTTACAGTCAGTTGTCGGAGTACCAAGACAACGCAGCAGGTGATGACACCGAAGAAACAATTAACGACGAGCATGTATGACAAACAAGACAACACAACCTCAGTATAAGGTGACACCACCGAATAAGGCACAATTAGCGAATATGACGCTATCAGAGTTGACAAGTAGTATAGCTAGTCTCAAGCAGGCTCTGCAAGTTATCAATGAGTATATGAGTAAGCATCTTAAGGATGCGGGTTATATGCCCCAGCAATCTAGGAATGACATTTTCTATAGTGTCCCGCGTCATACTGATGGGCATAGTGATATGGGCAGTGATGTTAGTATGGGGATTAACAATAATTATACTCCTACTGGTGCTCCAGCTCTATTTGATGGACGACTAACTATCGTAGATAGCACACTAGAGGAAGAGTTCCGTAGAGAGGTAGATCTGTCTACTGAGGAGTTTGCAGAAGAGCAAGAACGGCTCGATCTATTAAATAGCATAAGAAACAGCCAGCAACAATAATATGCAAATCAACGTTATACACACAGATGGTAGAGTAAGCCCGTATGATCCCAATCGCGCTATCGAGGTAATTAACTGGGCCTGCGAGGGCCTAGAGGTAGATCCCTATAAGTTATCTCGGCGACTTAGTCGTCGCTTTAATGATGATATCACTACAGAAGCGATACAGAATGGTCTGATTAGATCAGCAGCTGAATTAGCCGATTTGCATTACCCTGATTGGCTGAAGGTCAGTGGTCGCCTTCGTATGTGGGATTGGCGGCGTAAGGTTAAGGCCCGCCGCGGCTATCTCTATGGTAATTATCCAGTGGCCTTCGAGTACCTGAGGTCTGAGGGCTTCTATGAAGGAGACCTAATAAAGAACTTCTTAGACTTGTATAGTACTAATGACATTGCTGAAGCCGGCACCTGGATAGACCCAGAGCGCGATATGCGCTTTGATATAAGCGGCGCTGATCTTCTCGTCTCGCGTTATCTCCTAGAGGGTGAGTTACTACAGGAGATGTGGCTAACACAAGCACTACTACTCAGTATGCTGGAGCCCGCCCACGAGCGCATGACCTTTGCTCATAAGACCTATGACCTACTCAGCCTCGGTAAGATCAGCCTGGCCACTCCTCTTATGAGTAATCTGCGTCAGGCCGATGGTAGCCTCAGTAGTTGTCATATAATCGATATCGATGATAGTCGCGAGAGTATCTTCGATAATATCTCTCAGCTAGCAGCAATGAGTGCTAATGGCGGTGGGGTAGGCGTACGCATTAGTAAGGTGCGGGCCCGCGGTAGTCGTATTCGTAAGAAGAAGGGCGCCAGTGGCGGTGTATGCCCTTGGATTAAGATTATCAATGCTACCATCGTCGCTACTAATCAACGCGGTGTACGCGCAGGGGCCTGTACCGTAGGTATAGACGTATGGCATGCTGACCTCCTTGAGTACATGGACCTGCGGGGTGATGCTGGTAGTGAACATACGAAGGCTCGTGATATCCTGCTGCAATTCATTATCTCTGATGAGTTCATGCGTCGAGTAATTCTCGATGAGGACTGGTACCTAGTGTGCCCTACTGAAATCAAGAATGTATTTGGATATCAATTAGCTGATATGTACGGCGATGAATTTACCAATGCCTATCACGTCATCGAAACGTATATCAACTCCTCCGCTCCTCCGCTCGACGTAGTTAAAAAGGTCAGCGCTAAGGCTATATGGAAGAAGATGCTGATGCTCCTACTTGAGACAGGTACTCCTTATGTGGCTTTTAAAGACCGCATTAATGCGCTTAACCCTAATAAGCATGAGGGTATTATCGGTGGAGTAAACCTATGCGTTGAGTCATATAGTTTATTCAATAGCAGCTACTCACATTGCTGTATGCTTCTGTCGTTAGTATTACCTCGTATTACTGACGATGAGATGGCTGATGTCAGCCGTATGGCTGTTCGTCTATTAGATGCCGCATGTGATCTTACTACTAGCCCTACTTATGAGGCTCGCGCTCATGTAAACCGCTATCGTACCATAGGTGTAGGTGTCATGGGACTGGCTGACTGGTTAGCTATTAGACACCTTAAGTATCAGGATCTCGATGTCATAGAGAAACTATTCGAAGACATCTGCTTCTATACTACTCAGGCTAGTGTAGAACTAGCAGAGGAGCGCGGGGCCTATCCTGCATTCCCTGGTAGTGAGTGGAGTAAGGGTCTTATCCTAGGCGGTCGTGATAAGGAGTGGGTCAGCAATAATAGCACCGACCCCGAGAGATGGTATGCCCTTATGGAGCGTATAATCGTATCGGGTATTCGTAATTCTCACATCCTGGCTACTGCTCCTAACTCCAGCACCTCGTTGGTACAGGGCACCACAGCCTCCTTCTTACCTGTCTTCTCTCGTCTTACCATTGATAAGAATGGGGCGGGCATTAATACCATTGTCCCACTCTATATCAAGGAAGCATTTCACTTTTATCAAGAGAGCCGCTATACTCATCCCAGTGTCGTAGTCTCTGCTGCAGCAGTTATTCAGAAATGGATAGATACTGGTCTCAGCACTGAGTTGTTATTCAACTTCAATGAACATGCCTATGGCCTCGACTACGTAACCACTGCTAAGGATCTAAATGATGTCTATCTGCAGGCGTGGCGTGAGGGCCTCAAGACATTATATTACGTGCGGAGTATATGGCAGGATAAGGTAACTGAGAAGAATGAGTGCCAATCCTGCGCTAGTTAAACTAGGAGAAGTACCAATGGATACGAAGGATACAAATTCACTAACACTTGAGCAAGAATTACGGCTGCGCGCTACGGCAGATACTATTGATAAGATGTCGCTAGAGCAGACTCGCCATATGCTCAAGGATATGATGAGGCAAGCAATGATTAGAGATAATCTATACAAGGCTATCATCAAGAAGAATTGGGGTCTAGAGTCAACGACCCCACCTAATCACTAACACCTACTTGGGGTGGCGAGAGCCGCCCCTTTTTGTCACTATCTGGAGATATATGGATAATCAACTCGTACGTAACGTCTTTAATATGGTCGCCGGTAAGGTAGTCACTACTGATGTCGCTATCAGTCTACTCGGTGCAGAAGACAATTGTTATGTCACTACTCTCATTAACTCAGTAGCAGCCGGGGATAAGACACCTGAGCTAGCTACTAAAGCCTTCTATGACAGACTAGAGCGTAAGACTCTACTAGATGTTGTACATAGTACCCGCCGTAATGTGCCCCTTCAGTTAGCTCTATTGCGTGATATTCTACTAACTATTGAGTTACCAGAGGCCCCCGATTTCGAGTTTAATATCCTCAGTCGAGATGACTTTCAGGCTCTCCGGAGCTTAGTCTATAAGGCCCTCCCTCGTACAGTAGGTGACCCGGATGGGCAGAAGGCCTATGCTAAGTTTACTAAGTTAATGGGCCTTGCTACTACTTGGGTACTCGAGTTACCTGATTATGACGACGAGGAGGAGGAGGAGCTCGATGATGAGCTTCAAGAACTAGCCGCTGAGTTCAAAGAGGAGTTGAGCTTAATCACGAATGTAGAACCTAAAGCACCCCAAGATGCACGCTTATATTGATGAGATCCGTGCCCTCCGCCCTCTCGGCAATACAATAGAGCTGGCTATAATTAAACATCGCCAGGTAATAGTGCAACGCGGACTGT